GTTGTTGCACCAATATCTGACAAAACCTCCGACGCCGAGCGGCCTTCGATAGATGTGCCATCAATCCGTAAGAAGTCGTTGTCCGCCGCGCCGCTAGTGAACACAGGAACATTAGTGTTGCTGATGCCTGTTGCTGCAACAGCCGCCGTTCCTAAGCCAATGTCTGACCTGACTTCTGACGCGCTTCGGCTTTCAAGACCGTTTGCAGTAAATCGTGCAAACTCATCATCTGCTACGGATGCACTATCAATCTTAACCGCGTTGGTATTGCTGATGCCGAAAGTAAGGCTGGCCTGTCCGCCGATGTCAGACAGAACCTCGCTAGTTGATCGGCTTTCTAATCCGCTTGCCGTAAACCTAGCGTATTCATCATCAGCAACCGAACTGCTGTCGATCTTGACTGCATTGGTGTTCGATATGCCAAACGTCAGACTGGCTTGTGCGCCAATATCTGACAGAACTTCAGCAGCAGATCGACCTTCAATGGCCGTGCCGTCAACACGAAGAAAGTCGTCATCCGCTACACCGGATGTGAACTTCGGGATGTTTGTGTTGGATATGCCTGTATCCAGTACCGCCGCTGTACCAAGGCCAAGAGATGTTCTTACTGTGGCGCCTGTCTCTAAAACAAAATTCGAACCATCTCCCACAATGAACCCACTGTCTGTAACAGCAAGGCCAGCCACATCTTGAAGCTGCTGGTCCAGTCTAGCGTTGGCTACGGTGCCGCTGGCAAGGTTACTAGCGTTCAACGCGGTGAGTGCGCTGCCGTTGGCCGCTATGATATTGCCACTTGCATCAAGGAACACAGCCTTTTCTGCTGGCTGGGCGCAGAAGATTGTCTTGGTGCCGGAACTCCAGCTAACCGCACTGTCGCTGTTGCTTGACTGAAGAATCGTTGTACGAGCTAGAGTAGTACCACTAGATGTGTATGTGCCAATACCAACCTCAAAGTCGGTGCCATCCGTGCAGGCATAATACGTCGTGTTGCTGTTCCCAACTGACGAGAATGCTTCAAAACCAGTAACGGCACCGGCCAATGTATAAGTGCCAGTGCCGGTGGTAGTGGTCGTCTCTTTGACGCGATCCTTGAGTACCAGTGCCATTTTACTTTATCTCAAACGTGAGGTTCCCTGCGTTGATGCGGAAGATGTCGCCATCGTCAATCGTTCTGCTGGCATCAAGCGCACCGACAAACAAAATGTTTCCGCCAGACGAGGCGTCGGCAATAAACGCATGAGTGATCGTGTCGGCAGTAGTAGTTCCTGCCGCTGCGAAGTCGATGTTAGCAGCGTTTGTCGCCGTCTGTGTGTCGGTAGAGTCAGAGCCAATCGTGGTCCAGTTAGACGCCGTAACCTGCACCCTCGCATAATTTGTGAAGTCAGCTTCCGTTACCGAACCTGTCTCTGCCGCAGATACCGCAGTTGCCAGACCGACATAGATGCTGTCACCCGGCGAAGAAAAACTCAAAGAGTTGTTCTTGAATATGAAATGCAACAACCTCCGCTCTAGGTAGTTTGTTGCTGCGTTGGATGTAGCCATCTTCTACTCCTTATGTCCGAGGCCGTTCCGGCAAACCCCTGCGATAGGCGTCTGCGTTTTCTCTTGCCTCTCCCAAGTCCTTCAGCCGCGAGAGTGCTTCAGTAAACTGCTTCTCATACATTTGAAGCATGTCCGGCTCACCCTTCATGTAAATATACGCCTCGTACAAGGAGCCGTAAAGCAAGGCATTTGGAGCGTTGGTACTCAACCAGGTCGTGCCGCTGTCGGCGCCTGCTGTAAGAGACGCGGGCCGATAGAAGTAATGAAACTCACAAACGTAATTGCTGTCAGGGGTCGGAGCCAGGATGATATTATCAATGTCAAACCTAGCATAGTACCTTGGTGTTCCTGTGGTCGCTGAATTTGGATTATATTCTTGAATGAAGTTAACGTCTTTCTGTAACAGGAATTCTTTCGAACTGCTGTTTGTTATCGATAACGAAAAGGACGCTAGAAAGTCCGTGGGCAAGGATAGGAAGGGATCGTTCTGCGTTACCGCACTCGTGGCGTTTTTGCGGAAATACTCCAGATCCACGAGGTAGAAGATTCGATCCTCTGCCGCACGGATGAAATCATCCACGTTCGACACAAATGTAGTTTCCGTGTTTTCCGTGTATTCCTGTATGGCAGTTTTTAACTGTGCAAATGTAAACGCCATCTACTTCTCCAACGTCACCGGTCCGGCAGTCGCATTTTCACCACCCCCGCGTTGATTACCCGTGGTGGCGGTGCCGGACGACACCGAAAAGGTGTACAGGTTAGAATCCGTGACAGTAATCGTATACCCACTGGAACTCTCCAAGGTGGTTTTCGAAAAGCCATCAAAAGACTCCACTTTTCGGAACCTTACAGTATCTCCGCTTGTGCGTCCATGCGAAGGCTCCACCACTGTGATTACTGCACTTCCCGAAGAACCCGACAAAAATGGGTTAGCCGTCAACAATCTCGCAACCCCAACCTCGGTGCGTTGATCGGGACGTGGATCATGGATGGCCTGCGGATCCGGTCCAACACGAATTGGCTCTAGCTGCGGATGTTTTGCTTCATACTCGTCTCTGCCTACTTTAGAACCATTCCATTCTGTAACCATCTCGACCAGTCGATACCTAAAACCAGACCGGTCGGATATTCCGTAAGCATCTTTGCCTGAAGCAAACCTTGCCATTAGTTCACCCGTAAATACTGCATGCTCGGTTGCAGTTTCAGTGCAACACGATCTTCATCCTCGTCTGCCGCCCGCTGGAACTCTTCTTCATACACAGCTTTAAGAAGCTGCACCCGCTCCGGCGCCTTCTTCATGGCAATGTAATACGCGAGGCCGGCGACCATACAAGGGAGGAATCGGAAAGGTGCGTCAGTAGTGTTGACCAATGCATCCGCATCTTCGATGCGACGAACATAGTAGTAGATAAGGCTATCACTAGAACTGTCTGGAGTAGGCCAAAGAACAACCTGTGGCGAGATCTGCCTGTTATAGAAGAATTGACTTGGTCTTCCCGTCTGATCCTTATTGGGTATATGCAGGTAATCACTCCTGGACATCCGATCTAGCTGGAAGTCTACACTACTTCGACGAATAACTACTTCAAGCAGGTCAGTGTGTGTAGCATCAAGCGTATATGTCGCTGTGCCAGATGTAAGACTCACCGTCGCCTGCTTCACGGTCCACAGATTAAGACCACGATTGGCCCAGTCTGCGAACATAAGATTCAGAGATCGACGAGCCGTACGCGCGTCATAACCGGTGCGGACTTCAAGCCCACACCGTTCGTACGCCTCTTCAATAATCTCTGCTACGTCGAGATCAAAATCTCTGGACCCAGAAGTCGCCATTTACTTCTTCTTCCGCATGGCCTTGCCGCGTTTTGCCATGACGGGCTTTTTCATCATCATTGACCCGCCGCCGCGCATGGCCTTTTTCTTCATGCCCATGCCGCCGCGCATTTTACGCATTGGTTTTTTCATACCCGGCATATTCGATTCTCCTCTGCTTTCGCGTTTCGACCAAACGATGGTAGTCGTCGGGTTCGTAGTTAACATAGTAATCCAGACGCTGTAGCTTTGCACTAGCATTATCAAGATCAGTAAGACGCTGCACAAAGATCATGTTCAGCCCCTTGTCTTTGAACGACAGCAGCCAGATATCAACACCTGTTGCAGCTAACCATCCGTTCAATGCGAAACAGCCTGCTTCTAGGTCGTCGTAAGTGTACTTGTCTCCATAATTTCCACACACAACTACTTGGTATGTGTCGTCAAACGTGGCGATCTCCTCGTACACCGCGTCCCAAATGTCACCAACTTCTTCTCGCGTCTTAACCTTTTCAGACAACCATGCGTTTCGAGCGAAAGGACAGAGCGCGTTGCCGTTTACAAACCCGTCCGGCTTGCATAACTCTTCAAAAATCCACGCTTCAAGAGTTTCTGCGAGTTGCATTGCGCGTCGGCATTGTCATGGCACCAGCAGCTTCCTTGCGCGGCGAACACATGGCGCCTCCGTGTCCGAAGCCTGGAACACCTCGACCCTTCAAGATATCGGCCTTAGTGACCTTGCCATCCTTGTTAAGGTCTGGAAATTTAGTGGTGCCGCCTTGTGCCTTAAATTCTTTCGGATTTCTTTTTTGATAGGCATCAAGCTCTAAGTCGATTTCCCTTACCAAGGCATCGTACTCTGCCAGTTGTTTTTTTGATGCGTACCTATCCGGGCGAGGCATCTGCTCCTGCTTTTTCAACAGACGGTCTAGTTTTGTTTTAGCCACGTTTCTTTCTCCTTTTCAGTGATTTTACACGCCGGGGCTTGCCGGCTGGTTGACCCAAACGCTTCTTCTGACTAATCCTGCTGCGCTTTTCAGCGGCTGTCATTTCGGACCCTGTCTTGGGGGTTTTAGACGAAACCCTTTTAGAGGGGCGACAATATGGAGTACCCCGTTTTTCACCCTTGCGACGCCCACACGGCTTACCAGTTCTCTGGTCCGTCCACTTTTCCTTGAACCATCTTTTGAGCGCAAGACCACTTTTTGTTTTTCTAACGGCCATTAAAACTTACCCTGATGGTGAGCCAACAATACTATAAAGGAAACAACTATCGCCAAAAACAGAATCGAAAATCCCACGATAAGGCTCACGTCGATAATTTTTTTTCGTCTCCGAATGGCGGCATGTTCTGCCTCTCTTCTAGCAATCCTCGCCTTCGCCTGAAATCTTTGCCAGTCTCCCCACAAACCCGGACGACCAGCATAAATCATAATCTGTTTCAGTTGCTCTTCCTGATCCTTGATTTTCTCCAGAGCCATGAATTCTTCGAGATCCGAACCACCACCCTTTTTAGCAGCCTTGGCTTGTAGCTTTTCTTTGGCTCCTACAAACTCGGCGATGGCGCTACCCGCAGCAGCTATTTCTTTACCATTCGACACAGCTTGCTTAATTACTGCAAAAGCTGCATTCGCTGCGGCCAGTTCGGCTAACATTAGTACACCTTTGTATCCTTATCGATGAGTTTGGGTAAGCAGTATGCTGTGATCAGGTTACCCTGTTTGTGAAGAACCTTGGCAAAGTAGGTGCATTCATTCACATCACGGAAGTACATATCCTTACTTACTACTCGTTTGTCCTCTCCTATACCGACATATACCATCAACAAAAAAGCGTGGATCAAGACTGTGTGACTGCACCCTTGGTTCGTTTACGACGACCATTCATAATGGCGCCGCAACCACGAGCTACCGCAGTTCCCTTTACAGCTTTTCCTCGAAAAGCTCTTTTTGGTCGTTGATCCTCGATCCCCCCTGTTGCTCTCTTCTTTTTCTTTTTCTTGCCTCCAGTGCCATAATTTGCGGCGCCGACTTTTCTACACTTGGCGATGGCGCCACTAGCATACGCCGACGGGAAGACTCGATATCGCGCCTTAACTTTATGATAGCATGCATCTTTAGGCATTCCTTCGTTTCCTTTTACCGGCGCAATGCGCTTTCTCGCTGGAACCACGAGGGCGCTTGCAGTTCACTTTTGATTTGCGGGTCTTGCTCCACTTTCGTTTCTGCGGAGGCTTGGAAACCTGCTGCCGCATCGAACCTCGCGAGATTGCCATTTGCTTTCCTTTGAATGAAGTCTTCCCACAGTGGCGTCAGCATAGCGTGATTCGACTCAACCTTCGTAGCGATCACAGCCGTGCGTTTATCAACCTCAATCAGTGTGCTGAGGATCCAAACCACAAGAGAAAGAGCCACGCCGCCAGCAGTATAAATAACGGTTTTCGCCAGCGTTTTTTCATCTAGCATTTCCACCTCCGCCGTGCCTGACGTAGCCGGCTGTTCGGATTCTTCGCAGCCTTGGGGAACTTTTTCATTTGACCAGCAGATCTGGCGCAGAACGACTTGCGCCGCTTCGCATCCTTACTGCCCTTCTTGACCTTGCCCGTAACTGCCGTTTTTAACTTGCTGCCAGGGTTAGCACGTCGATACGCCTTGACTCCAGCTTCGGTCATTCCCGCCCCAGACTTTGTGGGGCGGAAATTCTTTTTGTTTCTCGGCGGCATCTTTGACTTTTTGCGCGCCATAACGACTACCCAAAGAACGCAGTAATTGAGTCCACGGCTGTAAGAGTGACGTGACAGCCATCTTCAAAAATAATTCCATGCTCTGGAATTGTAATCTGCGTGTCGTCGCCAGCTACAAAAGTCATAGTCAGCAAAGTCGTACCGGATCCACCGCCGCTTCGAAAGACAGCAGCGGGACTCCCGCTGCCAGCACTTCGAATAACAAACGACTTGAGGCGAGTCCTGCCGCCAAGCAAGCTGCCTGTAGAAGTCGCCGTTTTAGCAATAATGGAACTTGCCATTTCAAACTTCCTTACTAGGCTTCGTAGCCCATCATCTCGATAAAGAGTTTTCCAGCAGAGTAGTCCGCGTCTGTCGCCGCACCTGTTGTTAGATACAAGAACTGATCAGCGGCAGGAACAGCAGAGAAATAAACCTTGCTCCCGAGAGTTGCGTCACCCGCGTTAACAAGAAGTGTTTCTGTCAAATCGCCGATTGCCCCGTCCTCAACACCTGTACCCTCTGTGGCAGAGTGGATATTGATGTCTGGATCGCCACCAGCAGGTGCCTCGAAGCACTCCATGCTACCTGTCAGGATTGTACCGTTTTTAGCAGCAGTGATCTGACCAATGTGACAAACAAGTGCTGTACCGTTAACCCCGATGATATCACCAGAGCCGGTCGAGCGCAGACCTGTAAGGTCGATAAGAATACGAGTGGTGATGATGCCGCCCAAACGCTGTACGGAACTGCGGTAGACAGTGCCAGAGCCGGTTGTGATACCAGTGCCAGCCTCTACAGCCATTGTGTTTGCATCAAAGGAAGACACACCAGTAGAACTGATGCTTGAAAGAGTGGTGAATGCTCCAGTAGTCGAGTTCTCACTCACGGAGGTGAAGCCGCCTTTTGAACGAACCGCACCCGAAAAAGTAGTGTTAGCCATAAGGTACTCCTGTCTTGGCTAGTGTCAGACCTCCTATAGGTCTGTCAGGGACAAGAGCATAGTACCTTAAAAAAAAGGGGGCCGCAATCGCGGCCCCCAGTCGGGGAGGAATTTTCCCCTTCGTTACGCTCCGGGCGAACCGAATACGCAACGCGGGTCTGAAAAGCCGAACGAGTAACGCTCACGAGCCTTGAACCGCATGTTACCGGTGTCGAAATCCGGATCCATGTTGGTTGCCAGAGGCATACGCTCGAAGTGCTTGAGGCCGTTCGGGGCGTCCGTCTTGATGAAGAACGCATCCGTGTCGGTCAGGTAGTCATTGACCACGTAACCTTCCGGCAGCATGCCCATGCTCTTCAGAGCATTGACATCGTTGTCGGCGGTTCCAACACGAAGGTTCGATACAAGGAGACGCTCGGCAATGAACTGAAGCTGACGCGGAATGATCAACTTCACACCGCGCAGTGCGATGACCAGACCACGCTCATCGACGAAGCCGGCGATGTTGATCAGTGCATCCTCTAGCGAGGTTTCGTTCAGGTCTGCCGCAGTGGACGGCTCGTTGGCGAAAGTGCCACCGCTGGTGAGCGGGTGCGAAGCATCACAGAGTGCTACACCATCGCCGCCGGCAGTTGCGCCTGCGGTGAAAGCGTTGTTAAGGACGGAAGCGGCCTTAACTTGCTTGGTGTGTGCCATCGAACGAGCGAGGGCACGGGTGTAGCGGGATGCCAGACGGTCGTAGAGGTTGTCCTCAACAGCTTCCTCGGTGATCGAGAAACCCATTGCGACGGTCTCGTGGGTATACCGTGCGGTATACGCCTCGTT